TGGACAGGAGTTTGATGTAGGCCCAGAAATTTTTCTTGGCATAAATTTACAATGGCCCAAGTTTGATTTACCTGCAAACTATCAACGATATTTCATATCATTCCATACCGAATATATGGACATACCCTGGATTCTAGAACAAGCTCGTCGTGTGTATCCAGCACCAATCTTATTAGTCACCGATTATGATATTGAAAAAAATCCTGTCTGGCCTGAAAATATAACTGTAATTAAATACATAACTTTACACAAGCAATTGGACCAAGCAATCAACGACATTGGAATGGCCACAGAAATCAAAACTCCCAAATATAAAATTAGCAGTTTAAGCTACCGAATTACACAATACAAAAAATTTGTCACTGCATACTTATTGCAACATTTTGATCACAGTGACATGATACTGACCTATCACAATAGTATGGGAAAATTAGATGATCATCATGGATACCCCAACGGATACCCATACCTTGATCAACTTGAGTTAACATCATTGTCCAAAACACTGATAAATTTTGAAGATGATACAGAATCTATAAACATCTCCCCAGTTTTAAATGCTTCGTGGCAAATTGCACCGTTTCTGGATGCCTGGATCAATCTTACAAATGAAAGTTGGCACTATTCAAGGACTATACTCGATAATAAGAACTTTTATTATCCGGGTCCTTACTTGACTGAAAAAACTTTTAAACCCTTATTAGCTGGTAGACCATTTTTGGCTGTAGGACAATGTAACACTTACAAAACATTAAAGGATCTGGGACTTTCTGTTGATTTCGGATTTGATATCAGTTACGACACAGATTCAGGAGATCTTACTCGGATTAAAGGTATTTTTTCCGCAATTGATTACATACAAAATACCAATCTTGATCAATTGTTCCAATCAGGAATTGATGCCGTTCGTTACAATTTAAATTACATTAAAAACAACGATTTGTTTGTCCACTGTGAAGATCTAAATACCGAAAGTGTAAAAAAGATTAAAAATTTTTTTTAATTGGTACTGGATTTCAATCTTCAGTTAATAAATATTTCTTGTCAAATAATCTATAAAACTAAAATATTATAATTACTGATTTAACCAAAATATCATTGACTTTTACACATAATACTGTATACTTGTTTGACTAACAGGAGATTTATATGTCTACAAAAACTTTCAACGGCGAACAAAAACTCAAGCTCACTCAAATCATCAACGAAGGCATGCAGGTCATGCACGAAATTGAAACTTTAAACGGTGGGCTAGCTGACACTATCAAAGCAGTTGCCGAGGAGCTTGAGATCAAGCCTGCTGTCCTGAAAAAAGCCATTAGGCTTGCACACAAGGCAGAGTTTGGTAGAGAGAAACAGGATCATGAATTGTTAGAAACAATTCTAGAAACTGTGGGCAAAACACTATAACAGTGACCGTATCTCAGAATAGCCATGAACAAACATCAACAACATCTTAAAGACACTGGTTGGACTTATTGGCAACACCTACATCACAGTATTGTAGTGGGTTACCAACTTATTAAAATTGCCATGTTGGGGTTTATTCATGGGGTGTTTCCGGGGATCTGGGCTAATAAAGGACCAGTAGGCATATATCGAGTGTTCAAGGACATGCGAAAGTTACGCCATGCACAGAAACTATTTGATGCAGAAGACCAACAACAGCATGAGCAAGATAAAAATAATCGGGTATAATCAAGCCACATTAGCCAATGACTTTGTTGGATTGTTTAGTACTCACGGGCAGTCTATTGATATCCTAGAACCAGATGACTTTTTGCAAGGCAACTATAAAGACAATGATCGATTTGTAGTTGCAGTGACTCGTGATCTTGACTTGAGAAAACAATTAATTACTGCACTAGACGAAAGATTGTTATCACGTGCTACACTGATTCACCCAAGTTGTGTAATTGATCCACATGCTGAAGTTGGCGAAGGTTCTGTAATTTCTCAATTTTCCAGTGCACTTTGGAGTAGTACCATTGGGCGAGATTGTTTAGTTGCACCTTACTGTATGATTGCCCATCAAAGCAACCTTGGACAAGGAAGTCTTATGCAACCAGGTGCTATGATAGCCGGCAGTACCACAATAGGATCTATGTGTGTGTTAGGAATGAGAAGCAATGTCATTGACAAACTTTCTATATGTGATTGGGTAGAGGTGGGCGCCGCTGCCTTGGTTACAAAAAGCATCGAGCAATCTGGGTTATATCTGGGGCAACCAGCCAGGCGTGTAAATAAACAAGAATGAGTCGCTCACGTTACGAGCATGCAACACGGCTAATCGGCCATAATCGGAGAAAAATTGAGTTATATTGACGCACTTTATGATCGTGAACACGATCGTATCCATGTTGTAGAACGACGCAATGGCGAACGAGTCTACAAGGAATATCCAGCCAATTATATATTTTACTACGACGACCCACGTGGCAAGTTTACCAGCATTTATGGCACGCCGGTATCACGGTTTAGTACACGCAACAACAAAGAGTTTCGCAAAGAAGTTCGAGCACAGTCAGGCAAAAATCTCTACGAGAGTGATATCAATCCTGTATTCAGATGTTTAAGTGAAAATTACATTGGACAAGATGCGCCAGAACTCAATGTGGCATTTTTTGACATTGAAGTTGCGTTTGATCCAGAACGTGGATTTAGCCCAGTTGCAGATCCTTTTAATCCCATAACTGCAATATCATTATATCTAACATGGTTAGATCAACTGGTCACATTGGCAGTACCACCAAAACACATGAGTTGGGCCACTGCTGAAGAAATTGCTGGCACGTTTGAAAACTGTATGTTATTTGAACGTGAAGAAGAAATGTTAAAAACATTTTTGGATCTCATTGAAGACGCAGATGCACTGTCCGGGTGGAATTCGGAAGGATACGATATTCCTTATACTGTGAACAGAGTAACTCGTGTGCTGAACAAGGATGACACACGCAGATTCTGTTTGTGGAATCAGTACCCTAAGCCAAGAATGTTTGAACGATTTGGTGCAGAAAATCAAACGTATGATTTGATTGGGCGAGTGCACATGGACTATATGCAACTGTATCGCAAGTATACCTATGAAGAACGTCATAGTTACAGTTTGGATGCCATTGGTGAGTACGAGTTAGACGAACGCAAGACTCAATTCGAAGGCACACTGGATCAACTGTACAATCAAAACTTCAAGATATTTTTAGAATACAATCGCCAAGACACGCTGTTGTTGCACAAATTGGATCAAAAATTACGATTCCTGGATCTAGCCAACGAACTGGCGCATGCCAACACTGTGCTGTTGCAAACTACCATGGGAGCCGTGGCCGTGACTGAGCAGGCCATTATCAATGAAGCGCACGAACGTGGTATGGTTGTTCCCAATCGACAACAACGACTCACAGATGATGACACGCAAGCGGCCGGAGCATATGTAGCATATCCCAAAAAAGGCATACACGAATGGATCGGATCAGTTGATATTAACTCACTGTATCCGTCGGCTATTCGAGCACTCAACATGGGGCCAGAAACTATCATTGGCCAACTACGCCCTGTGATGACTGATCGGTACATCAAAGGCAAAATTGATAATAAAAGTAGTTTTGCCATGGCCTGGGAAGGCCTGTTTGGTAGTTTAGAATATACCGCGGTCATGGAACAACAACGTGGTACAGAAATTACCATAGACTGGCAAGACGGCAATGAAACTGTGCACAGTGCCGCAGAGGTATGGACAATGATATTTGACAGTAATCAACCCTGGATGCTGACTGCCAACGGAACCATTGTGACCTATGAGCGAAAAGGTATTATACCAGGATTACTAGAACGTTGGTATGCTGAACGTAAAGAGATGCAGGCCAAAAAGAAAGAAGCTAAAACTAAAAAAGAAGAATCATTTTGGGATAAGCGTCAGTTAGTTAAGAAAATTAACTTGAATAGCTTGTATGGTGCTATTTTAAATCCAGGTTGTAGATTCTTTGACAAACGTATCGGGCAAAGTACCACGCTCACTGGCCGCGCCATTGCTCAACACATGGATGCACACATCAATGAATGCATCACCGGCAAGTATGATCACATGGGCGAGTCCATTATATACGGCGACACAGATTCATGTTATTTTAGTGCATGGCCGGTGTTAAAGTCCGAAGTTGAAGCAGGACGCATGGAATGGAGCAAAGAAACTTGTATTGCACTGTATGATTCAATTGCCGAGCAAGTTAATCTCAGCTTTCCAGCGTACATGGAACGAGCATTTCATTGTCCTAGAGGCGCCGGAGAACTTATCAAGGCTGGCAGAGAACTTGTGGCAGATCGTAGTTTGTTTATTACAAAGAAACGTTATGCAGTCAACATCATTGATCTTGAAGGCAAAAGATTAGATGTTGATGGTAAACCCGGCAAGACCAAGGCCATGGGTCTGGACCTAAAGCGCAGTGACACTCCTAAGGTTATTCAAGATTTTCTATTAGAAATTTTAAATAGTGTGTTGAGTGGTGTTCAACGTGGCGTTATCATTGAACGCATACGTAAATTCAAATATGAATTTGCTGAACGCCCGGGTTGGGAAAAAGGTTCGCCTAAACGTGTGAACAACTTGACCAAGTATGCCAAAGAAGAAGAACGACTGGGTCGTGCCAACATGCCGGGCCACGTCAGAGCTGCCATTAACTGGAATGCCATGCGCAAGATGAATAGCGACAATTATTCAATGCAGGTAGTAGATGGCATGAAAACCATTGTGTGCAAACTAAAGAGCAATGCACTTGGCTGGACCAGCATAGGTTATCCCACAGATGAAATGCATTTGCCACAGTGGTTTAAAGATTTGCCATTTGACGATTCAGAAATGGAAGCCACTGTGGTAGATCAAAAAATTGATAACCTATTGGGTGTACTAAACTGGGACTTGGCATCAGCTACCAATACAGAAAATACGTTCCAAAGTTTGTTTGACTGGTCATAATGAAATTTAGCGAGCTTGTTTTTTATCGCAATCAACTTGATAACTTGTCCTGCGTTGATGTTAAACTGCATGCCCGATATGCCCTTGAAAAAATTATACACACAGTTAATTCACAAACAATAATCTCGCATGATTTAGAGTCGCAGAATATTGCATTGCAAAATTCTTTTGACAATTTTGAAAATCATCTAGTAGATTTAAAAAAAGAAATTGATCAAATTATCTATGCTGAAGAATCTACTTGGCTTGAACAAAGTGAGTTACGATATCAACAATATAGTGATTGTTATCTCAATCAGTCATTTGATTCAAATGATCCATTGCTTAATGATTTTTACATTGACAACTATGGCATAAGAAGATTTGGCATAGATCCAATAAAAACAACATTTACCAAAAAACACAATACACAGTGGCTGGATGATATATTAGAGCCAGACGTAACTGTTAAAGAAATTTTGCACAATCGTATTCTTCTTCGCACTGATTGGCGCTTTTCTGCCATGGTAATTCATCCCGGAAAAGAATCTTTTATTGACTTGATAACAGCCAATGATCCTGTGTACATAGTTGATGATCACAAAGATTTGTTCCAACCTGTGTTAGATAAATTTAACCCAGTGTATCAGCGTAGACTGCGTCCTTATGTGATAAACAAAACGTTAGACAAATTGCCCAGTGATCAAATTGCATTATGTGTGGCTTACAATTATTTTAATTACAAACCATTGTCAGTGATCAAGCAATATCTTGAAGAAATTTTTAAAAAATTAATGCCAGGTGGGGTATTGTGTATGACTATCAATGACTGTGATCGGCATCATGCAGTCATGCTGATTGAACATAATGTTTCTTACTATACCCCTGGACGATTGATTTTTGAATTAGCTCAATCCATTGGATACAAGTGCATATTCAAATGGCACAACAATAGTACATGGACCTGGATAGAACTACAACGACCTGGCAAAACTACCAGTATTCGCGGGGGTCAATCTTTGGCAAAAATTATCAACAAATGACTTGCAAAATCTAAATACACACTGTATAATAAACAATAGGAGAAATATACACATGAAAGACAATCTATTAGACTTAGTAGAACACACGCACGACTTGGGATGCATCGAACTAATTAAAATCACCGGGGATGCCAATGCCACAGAGGTGGTTGGTGTTGGTACTGATAATTCCGTAGTATTGGATGCCAAGTTCACAGTGCCAGAACCCAAGTTCACAGGAACTTTTGGTATGCCTAATTTGGGCAAACTCAAGATCTTGTTGAATTTAGAAGCCTACAAAGAAAATAGCAAACTAACAGTCACGCACAAAGCAACCGGAGAACCCGACGGAATTGATTTTGAAAATGCTGCAAGCGATTTCAAAAACAACTATAGGTTTATGACATCCGGAGTGGTTTCGGCACAGGTCAAGACACCAAAATTCAGAGGCGCAACCTGGCATATCACATTTGTTCCCACTGTGGTGGCCATTCAACGATTGCGTATGCAAGCACAAGCACATGCTGAAGAAACAAGTTTTCAGATCAAAGTAGAAAATGGAAATTTGGTATGTTTGTTTGGAGATCATTCAACCCATGCAGGGAATTTCATCTTTCACTCAGCAGTGACGGGCCAACTAAAGCGAGCATGGAGTTATCCTACCAAAACTGTGATGAACATTTTGAGCTTGACCGGAGACAAAACCATCAGCATCAGCGACGACGGCTGTGCTCGAATCACAGTGGATTCCGGCCTTGCTACCTATAATTATATTTTACTAGCATTGACTAAGTGATTAGATTTTTCAAAATAGAAATAATATGCAAAAAAATATTAATCCCTACAACTTAAAAACATTCAAAGCTTATTTTGAGCAGACTGAACTATGTCACCGCTTAACACAAGATTTTGATAAATTATATTATTCTCTTGCAGATAGATATAATTGCTCGCCTCGGGAACATGTAGGCACTAGACAATTTTTTGCAGTTCCTTTTTATTATTTAAAGTATCTAACAGACAGGAATCCTAAAATAATATATGATATAGGATGCGGATGGAATATATTTAAAAAATATATTCCTAATATTATTGGAATTGACCATAATATTAGTAGTGTAGCATATCATGCAGATTTGTATGGTCACGTCGATGACGAATATATTCAGCAACATCAGAATTTTTTTGAATCTGCGTTTGC